TAATAGCCAGTACTTGGGGAGAAGATAGTATAGTTTCTCACAGTCAGGATTTTAAGGCAGATATTGTGATTACCCTGATGGATATTTGGCCGATGAATACTTCTCTTTTTGCCAACAAAGTTAAGTGGATAAGTTGGTGTCCAGTTGACCATGAAGAAGTTCCACCTCCAGTTTTAGTTAGGGCAAGAGAAGCCTACAAGGTTATTGCTTATTCTAAACATGGGCAGAGGGCTTTTAAAAGAGCAGGAATTGATGCCTTATATATTCCCCATTGTATAGATACTAAAATTTTTAATCCAAGAGATAAGAAAGAAAGCCGTAAGATATTTAATATTCCAGAAGACTCTTATTGTGTAGGAATGGTAGCTCAGAATAAAAGTCTACCTTCAAGAAAATCATTTCAGCAGTCTCTTGAGGCGTTTGCTAATTTTGCCAAAGATAAACCTAATGCAAGACTCTATCTTCATACAGCGGTAGGAACTGAACAAGGGGGAATGAACTTAATTGAATATTGTATTCACTTGGGGATAGCCGATAAACTTATCCATACGGCATATTATAATTATCTCTTTAAATTTTCCTCAGAGGACTTGGCTAAACTTTATTCGTCTTTTGATGTCTTACTTAATCCTGCTATGGGTGAAGGTTTTGGAATTCCCGTAATTGAAAGTCAAGCGTGTGGTACGCCAGTAATTGTTGGTAACTGGACTTCAATGCCCGAACTTCTCGGCTCAGGTATAGCGGTTGAGTCAAGTGAGAAGTGGTGGACACCTTTAGCCTCTTACCAATATCACCCAAAAATGGAAAGTATTTTAGAAGCGTTAGAAAAAATCTATAAAGGAGATAAAGAGGAGTATAAAAGAAAAGCAGTTGAATTTACAAAAGCCTACGATGTTGATAAAATCATTAAAGACTACTGGGTTCCGTACCTGGAAAGTCTTTAATTATGTCAAATCAAACAGCTTTTACTCAAGATACTACAAATCAAACTACATTCTCTCAGGGAGACCGTTGGGGACGATATAAATATGGAGGACTTAGAGGATTAAGACTTAAATATGGAGGCAGGGTTACTGGAGCCAGATATAAGTATGGAGGGAGAAATCCCAAAGACTCTCACGCTACTTTTACTGGGCAAACCATTAACCAATCAAGTTATACTGGGGTAACTGCCCCCCAGACAAGTTGGACATAAAAAATGTTAAGCTGGCAAACTTTGAATACAATTTATCAGGATGAGACGCAGGATACAGCAACTGCCAATGTGACAAGAGGTGGACGTTATATTAACATGGTTCATAGGAATATTCTTTCCTATTGGAATTGGCCTTTTATGGAAACTTCGGGAACTTGTTCAACTGTGGCATCTCAACAGGCATATACTTTTCCTTACAATATAAAGAGAGTTAAGTCGGTTTCAGTAACGGTTTCTGATATTGTCTATTCTCTTAAGGAAATTTCTGATTGGGATTACTGGACTAAGTTAAATCAGTATGGTTCAGATTATACTTCAAACATAGCGGAATTCTACTTTGTAAATGATGAAACAGAAATTCAAATCTTTCCCATTCCCTCTACAGCTGGAAAAACCGTTACGATAGTTTACGAAAAATCCGTTAGGGATTTATCAGTTGATGACTATACAACGGGAACCGCCTCTATCACTATTACTACAAGTAAATATGCTATAACTGGAGGGAGTACAACTTGGACTGCGGCTATGGTTGGACGATACTTCAAGTTTGATACTGATGACTGGTGGTACGAAATTACATCCCGTACAAGTAATACAGTTATTACTCTAAAAAGAGCCTTTGGTGGAGCAAGTGTATCGGGAGATACTTATGTAATAGGGGAAATGCCCTCGCTTCCAGAGGATTTTCATGACCTTATTTGGTTAGGGGCAGTTGGACGATATTGGACTTTGAAGAGGGAAGATAACCATGCTGCTTTCTATCTTAGACAATTCAAAGATGGTATGGAAAAAATGAAGCAGAGATATGGTTATAAATCTACGGGGCAATATATCTCAAGCTATAGATTGATAGGTGTAACAGACCCAAATAATCCACCACCCGTAGCAACTCAATAAGGAGGAAAATAATATAGCACAAAAATATTTTCTTGTAGACCGTTTCCATTCGGGACTGGCTGACGGAAGTAAGGTAGGAATACCTGGCTCTTTCTACAATGGAGTTTCTTTGGATTACCGCAGCGACCCTGATGTCTTAAAAACTAACTATGCTGCCACTAAAAATTCAGGGACAATAGATACCGACCTTATTACCTGGATTTCACCTGTAAACTCTGATGTCTACTTTTATGGGAATACGGGAAAATTCTACAAGAAAACTGGAGGAACTGGAACATTCTCACTTGTAGGAACAGTCTCTACTTCCCAAGGTCAGGGAATGGAGTTTTTTAATGATTATGTATATCTTGGAGGAAGTGCTGCTGTTTCACGTTACGGCCCAATTTCAGGAACTCCATCATTAACTACCCCTTATGGGACTATTACAAGCGTAGGATATGAAACATGGCTTCCAATGACAAATTTCATAAACTACATCTGTATTGGAAATGGGCGTTATCTCTCAACCTATGATGGGACAACCTATACTTATAATTCTCTTACCCTCCCGCCTGGTTATCACATCAGATGCCTTACGGCGATAACTGGTAAGTTTCTGGCGATAGGTACTTATCAAGGAGATAGTATCAACGCTGTAGGAAATTCTAAAATCTTCCTGTGGGACGGGACTGCAACGACTTATAACGATATAATAGAAATCAACGAGGGCGGAGTTAATGCGATGCTCTTTCACCAGAACAACCTCTATATTTGGGCGGGGATTCACGGCAACATGTATGCCTGGAATGGGAACCTAGTTAAATTAAAACGTATCCCATTTGTCGGAGTGGGAAAGTATATTGAAGTTTATCCTGGGGCAGTAACAGTCCAAAATGGTATTCCTTACTTTGCCGTTTCAAATGGGGATTCAACTACAGTTTACAGGGGCGTCTACTCTTACGGACAGATAAACAAGAACTATTCAAACAGTCTTAATTTTGACTACCCGATTTCAGGAACTACTAATCAGGGAACAGCGGTTATAATCGGGGCAGTTAAGGGAGTCAGTCCTTCCCAATTTTACATAGGGTGGCAGAATGGGGCGGGAACTGTGGGAGTAGACCAAATCTCAACGTCTCTTTATTATACTTCTTCCCGTTTTGAGTCTATGGTTTTTGATGACAAACAACCTTATAAAGGAAAATACGCAAAAATAGTCAAGGCTTCTTTCAGGCCTTTGGCGACAGGTGAGTCTGTAGCGGTAGAGTATAAACTTGATAATGCCTCAAGTTGGACGGCTCTTGGGACTGCCTCCTACACAACTGACGGGGCAATAACCGAGAAGAGATTTACCGTAGACTGGAGGGCAAAAGAATTTCAATTGGCCCTTGCCAATGTGGGAAACGGAACGACAGCACCACAGATTACCAGTTTAGGAATGTTAATAGATACTGAGGAATTTTTATAATGGACGACAATATTAAAACTCCATCACTTGAGGCTAAAGATGAATTTACCATTATAGATGGCAAGGAAGTCAAGGTGGTTAGAACCCCAGAGATGAAAGATGAACCCGAACCGACCATTCATCATCATAATAATTTAGACCAACCCGCTATAGATTTAACCCGTGAGGTCACAGGAACAGTTTTACATAATGATTTGGGTGGAGTAACGTCAGACCAGCATCACACTAAACTTCATGCCGCCTCCCATACTTCAGGAGGGGCAGATGACCTTACAGGAATAACGCTTACAAATATGGTATATAACGGAGGAACGGCAACCAGTATGAAGTTAGTTACCCCAACAATAGGAACGATGGCTTCAACTGGTGGTACGGCAAATACTCTTACACTTGGAACTCCTACCATTACGGGTGGGACATATAGCTTAGGTACTTTTGGAACTCCAACAATAATAGGCGGAACTGCGACCAGTCTTAATTTAGTAACTCCGACTATTGGTACGCCATCTTTAACAGGGGGTACGGTTAATCCAATAGCATATTCAGTAGGTGGAACAGTAGGAGTTGACGGAACTGTTGTTTATATTAAAACAGTTGATTTTGGTGGAACAACAACTACTTCAGGAACTATTGTTTTTACAAAAGGTATAGCAACCAACGTCAGTTGATTTGATTATTTAGATAATAGTAATTATTATTGGTTCTATTAACATTTCATTATATTTATGTGGAACGCCATAGTTAGAAAAGTACAGTCATTTTTTCAACCTCAACAATCAGAAGCCTCTAAATTGATATCTCGTGTAAAACCACCGACAGCTCAACAGCAACAACAATTGTCCCAAATTGATAAATTTATTGGAGAAGGCCCAGTTAAAGATTCTTCAGCACAATTAAAAACTTCGGCAACCATTGGTGGAACTTCAGGTGGTGGCGGAGGACAACAACCAGCACCGACAGGTGGTTCTGACGCAGATTTAACAAGAGGAAAAAATGTAGGTGATAAAATTACTATTAGCGGAAGAACTTATAAAATAGTTGACCCTTCAAGGGGAATTTATGAAGCTGAATGGGGAGACCCTTCTTGGAACGCATATAAGGCCGAACAAGCAGCACAAGAAGCTCAAAGAAAAGCAACTACTCCAGCAGTAACTCCAGTTCCAACACCAGTTCCAACTCCAGCACAACCTCAGATATTTAATATGGGAGCTCTACAGAGAAAATTACAAGAGACAGCCAGTTCAATAGGACAAGGACTTACTAAAGGTGTTGCTGATTTAGGAGCGGCTATTCAAAGACGTGGAGAAGTTCAAGCTGGAGATAGGGGAAGTGCTACCAACTTACCAAAGACAGACTGGTTACAAAAAGGTTTAAATATTGCTGGAACATTTCTTCCAGGAGCTAAAGCTCTTGGAGATGTATATAGTAAGGTTCAAGCTCCAGTTGGAAGTTGGGGAACTAAAGAGATAGGATTAACCGAAAAGTTAAGTGATTTACTTGGAAAACAAAGAACTGATAAAGGTGGTTCAAATATCTTTGGAGCTCCAACAACTAAACCTCCAATTAAACCTCCAATTAAAACTCCAGAATTACCTACAACTCCTGAGGGTATATTTGCTGGTAGTGGAGGAGGAGCAGTTGGAGAACAAGGACAAATGTTTACAGGACTGCAAAATCAGGAAGTACGGGATATGATACTTCAGGAGTTAATGGCTACTTCAAACCAAATAGCTAATATGCCTACAGAAGACCTTGATGCTGCATATACCAAGATGGCTGAAGAACTTGGAGTTACCAAACAACAGGCAGTTCTTAATGATTTGAATACCCAAGTATTATCTGTAACTGATGAGATTGAAGCCATTGATGGACAGGTAACAAGAGAGGCTGGAAATGTATTGATGACTGAAGACCAGAGAAGAAGGCTGATTTCCGCAAGAGCTCAACCACTTAGAGAGCAACTTACAAAGCTAATGCGGTCTGCCCAATATGCAGGAGTAGGACTTGATAGTTTAATGAAGATGTTAAATGACAGAATGGCAGCTAAGAAAGATACTATTACAACTCAATTCCAAGCGGCCCAGATGGCTCAATCGGCAGAGGAACAAAGAAAGAACAGATTACTTGGGCTTCTTCCTTACGTTAAACCTACCGCACAGACTTTATCGTCTAATAAAGGATATGTTGGAAATCAAATAACACCTGAAACTGGTGAACAAACTATTGCATCATTATTACAGTAAAAACTATGTATGAATTTAATCTCAGCAATCAAAAGAAAATTAGGCAACCTTGCGGGAGGAGTTAGTTCTTTTATTCAAAATCCTATCAAGACGGCTCAAACTGGTATACAAAATTGGGCAACACAAAACCCACAAGCTTCTCAAACACTTCTTAAATTTGAACAACCAGTACAGAAAATAAGTTCATTTATGCAGGAACCCTACAAACCAGTTGTACTTCCAAAAATTCAAACAGGATACAAAGGATTAGATTGGGGATATGACTATTTAGGTAAACCATTACTTGAAGGGTTTGCTAATATTCCGAGAGATATTGTTGGAGGAGGAACAAAGTTGTCGTTAGACTTAGGAAGAACAGTAGGAGGACAAAAAGTTCCTATTCAAAAAACTTTAGGAGACGTTGGACAATTAGGAACTGGAATTTTAAACGCAATCATGCTTCCGTTTGGTGGAGGAGCAGTTAAAACTATTGTTAAAGAAGTAGGAAAAAAAACCTTATTAAAATCTATAGGTAAAGGAGCATTAGGTTTTGGAAAATTTGGAGGTGCTTATGGACTGACTGGAGGATTACAAGAAAATCAGGATGAAAAAAACTTATTAGAATATACTAAAAGGGTCGCTGGTTCAACTGC